TCGGCCAAGGCGAAGGAAAACATTGCATCGGTCTTTTCCGAAGACACGTTGCGACTTCAGCTTCGTTACGAGCAAAGCTGGCTGTCGTTTTCGGAATCGGTCAAGAATTTCAGTTTGTCCGGCGATCTTCGATACCTGCTGGAGACGGTCGCCAAGATCGAAATCGGCGGCGAAGGAACGCTGCTCGGAAGACTCGGCATCAATTACAAGGCGGCATATAAAGTGCCGGGAAGCGGCGACGAGGCAGCCGCGTTCGCCGGACAGATCTCTCACGGAATCCCGCTGCCGCAAGGACGCCCGCAGGCTGCCGATCCGCGCTACATCGCAAATCAGCTCAAGGATCAGATCGCGGCAATGGGCGATGCCGCAACGGCAGCGCAGCGCCTCGATCTCGCGCAAAAGCAGTTGGCGATTTCCGGCAAGGATGCCGGTCTCACCGCGCAGCAGCAGGCGACAGCCTCACGCATACTGAATGAGAATTACGCATCGAATGCCCTGAGCAGCCGCATCGCTCTTCTCGGAGAATTGGCGACGGCTGACGAAGCAGTTCTGCAGAAACAGTACGCGATCAACAAGGCCAACCGCGACGGCGCCGGCATCACGCTGGAAGAGGCCGCGGCGATCAAGGAAAAGACCCGCCTGCTCGCGGAATACTCCAAGCTTCCGAACACGCTGGCCTTCGAGCGCGCGCAGATCGGCCGAACGGACATTGAGGCAACGGTGGCTTCACGCCTTCGCTCGGAAGGAAAGCCGATCGACTTTAGTTCGGCGACCGCCGAAGCCATCCGTTTCAATGAACAGTTGAAGCAGACGAAAGACCTCACCACGGATTTCGTCACCGGCTTTGCAGGCGAATTCCGCAACCAGCTCCGTCAGGGTGTCTCGGCCTGGCAGGCTTTCGGCAACGCAGGTCTCAGCGCACTGACGCGCCTGCAGGACAAGCTGACTGACATGGCGTTGAGCAATGTCGTGGCAAAGGCATTCGGAACCTCATCAGGCGGTTTCAATCTATTCAGCCTGTTCGGTGGAGGCTCGTCCGGCACGTCTCTCGGCGGGTCGGCCGGTGCCGTTCCGGCTCCAACGGCCCACAGCGGTGGCGTTGTCGGCGCACTGACAGCCTCGCGTTACGTTCATCCGGCCTATTTCGACGACGCGCCGCGCATGCACGGCGGCGGAAACATCGATTGGGCGGCAGGCGAGCGCCCGATCATCGGGCTCACCGGAGAGCGGATGCTCAACCGGCAGGAAGCCGCGAATTACGGCAAGCCGATCACAGTCCAGCCGCACGTCGTCATCAATAACTATGGTGCAGACGTGCAGCAGCACACCAACGAAGACGGCGATCTGGAATTGACCGTGCGCGCGCTCACGCGCGATGAAATGGCGTCGGGCCGAACGAACATGATCGGCCGACAGAAATACGGCCAGACGCCGCGCCTGAAGCAGCGCGGCTGATTTAGCCATGCCGAATTGGCCCACGGCATTGCCGCAGCGTTTGTCGCTCAACGGCAACCAGGTCTCGCCGATCGACAATGCGGTTGCGATCGATGTCGAGTCCGGAGAACCGCTGACGCGGCTGCGCTTTACCGGCGACATGCAGACGGTCGACGGCACGATCACGATCGACGGTGATCAGCTCGATATGCTGCGCAACTTCTGGAAGTACGATCTCAAGCGCGGGACGCTGCGGTTTAACTGGGAAGATCCTTACGACGGCACTGCTGTTGAAATGCTGTTCCGCCAGGCGCCGAGTTACACCTCGTTTGAGCCCGATGCCTTCCGCGCCGATCTGAAGCTCTTCATTCTGCCGTGAGCGAACTCACGACAGCACCCGCGGTCGAGCAGACGACCGCGCAGCATGCGGACGATCCGTTCCTCGTGCTGCTTACCTTCAGCGGTTCTGAATTGCCGACGCCGATCCGCGTCGTGCGCAACCGCGAAGACATCGTGTCGCGGGGCAATACGTTTTCAGCCTATCCGTTCCAGATCAGCCTGCCATCCGACGACGACCAGGAGGCGCAGGCGAAGGTTACGATCGCGAATGTCTCGCGGCGCATCGGAAAGGCGCTTGAAGCGCTGATCACACCGCCGGATTGCCTGATCGAAATCGTGCTGGCGTCGACGCCGGACACGGTCGAACGCGCCTGGGATATGTTTTCGCTCACGCAGGCCTCATGGGATGCGTTTCGCGTCACCGGCACGATCCAGGTGCTCGGCTTCTGGGATGAGCCGTGGCCTTACAAGCGCATCACGCCGAAAGGCTTTCCGGGGCTTTTTCCGTAAAAATCATGTGGCTCGATCGTTATGTGATGACTCCGTTCAAGGACGGAGGCCGCGACTTCAACGGCGTCGATTGTCAGGGGGGCTACATGCTGCTCCTGGCAAACGAAAAGCACGTCGCTCTGCCGGAGCCCGGCGTCTCATACGGCAAAGACCCGAAAGCGGTGCGGTCCTACATCGAAGCGCAGATGCACTCCGGCGAATGGGAATTGATCGCTGAAGGAAACGGCGCGGCGGTGAAAGACAAAGCCGTGCGGTTCGACTTGGTCGTGATGTCGGCAACCGTTCGCGTCGGGGCATCGGTGATCAAGTCCGACGTGCATGTCGGCTGCGCGCTCGGCGACGGCAAGCTGATCCACTGGGAACAGGATGTCGGCGCGACGGTGCTGCGGCTTGACGATCCCGACATCATCAACCGCGTGAAAGCGGTCTACCGGCCCAAGGCGCTTTGCGAGGCAGCTTGAAATGATCCACGTCGCCTACCGCAACATGCCCTGGTCGGAGAAGACCGAATATCGCACGTTCATGCCGGGCGCGACGATTCAGGAGATCGTAGACAGCTTCAAGAAGCCGCGCGAGTTCGAAACGCATGGCGGTGTCTATCTCAAGCGCGAGCAGGATTCCTGCGCCGGCGGAAACGTGATCGACCGCACGGTGTGGTCGCAGGTCAAGCCGAAGGCGAACACGGCGCTGTTTATTTCTCTGGTGCCGCAAGGTGGTGGCAGCGGCGGCAGTGGCGGAGGAAAGAACGCCTTCGCGATCGTCGCCGCGATCGCGCTGATCGCACTCACGGCATGGATCGGCGGCGGCGGACTTGTCGCGCTCGGTGCGCCGTCGATCTTCGGTGCCGGCCAAGTCGGCGCCTACGTCGCGGCAGCCGCAGTCGGCGTTGCGGGGTCTGCCACGCTGGCGATGCTCACCAAGCCGTCGGCAGGCATGCCGGTCGAGGGTGTCAACGGCGTCACGGCATCGAGCGCGCAGCAGAGCTCGGCCGGAATATCTCAGAATCCGCTCGCCGCCTATCAGCAGGTTCCCGGCATCCGCGCCGAGAATATCCGCGTCTCGCCGCCATTGCTTGCGCAGCCCTTCACCACGATGGAAGACACCGACCAGGTGTTGAACATGATCGTGGGCTGCTGCGGCCCCAACCGAATCCAGAATATCAAGATCAACGACACCGACATCGCGGACATGCCCTCGGGCGTGCTCGAATACGAGACGCGGGAAGGATGGGATGCCGACACGCTGCTCACGCTCGTGACGGAGTCCGCGTTCCAGCAGAACATCAACCTGCAGATGTCGCAGCACCGGCTCAGCACCGATGCGGCCACACTGATCGAGCCCTACACCGGATCTTACCCCAAGCCCTACATCAGCCGCACGAGCCACAACGCCAAGCGGTTCCGTTACACGCTGAATTTCCAGAGCGGGATTGCGAACTATAACGACGCCAGCCTGGTCGCGATCCCGTTCCGCATCCGAATCCGGCGCGTCGGCGACTCGACCTGGGTGCAACTGCCGGAGATCCACATCAATGCCTCGCGACGCGAAGCGTTCCGGCAAGAAATCTGGCTGCGATGGGGCAACGACGACGACGAGACGCAGTACCGCGAAGACTTCGCCAGCCTGAGTACGCTCTGGAAGCGCATCTATTATAAGAATCCGGAGTGGACCGCGAATTCGTATTTTCTGGCGAGCGGCGTCACGCCTGGCACGACCGATTCAAACGTCGTGCATGTCTACGCCGGGCCAGATTTCATCTATGTCCATCTTGACGAGGATACGTTCCCGGTCGATCGCTACGATGTCGAGATCACGCGCGGCTTTGCCGACGCGGCATCGAACTACACCGACACGAGCTATCCCTCGCCTGCCGGCGCCTTCACCTATCGGACGGCGAGCGGCACAATCCATTCGATCCCGGCGCAGAACACAGTTCTCGGCAATGTCGTCATCGAGAACTATTGCAGCTTCCGCGATGAGTACCCGATTGCGGAACGCGGGCTTTCGCTGATCGCCATCAAGGCGCGCAACCTGCAGGTCAATTCGCTTTCGGCCGAGTTCGGCAGTTATGTGAACGTCTGGAACGGCTCGAACTGGAACGATGTCGCGGTCTCTGGCAATCCAGCCGCGCTCGAACGCGACGTGCAGCTTGGCAATCTCAATGCCCGCGCGCTACAGCTTGCGCGGCTCGAAGAGTTATCGCCCTGGTACGATTTCTGCGTCGATAACGACCTGAAGTGCAATTACTACGCAACGCAGGCCTCAGTCGAACAGGTCAGCACTCTGATCGCGGCCTGCGGCGATGCTGCGTTACGCCGGTCCGACAAGTGGGGCGTCGTTATCGACAAGGATCGGTCCGACGAAGAACTCTCCGGCGCGTTTCATCCCGGCAACATGACCGGGCCGCTGAAGGTCACGAAGAAGTTCGTCACGGGCGCGCGCGCGATCGTGCCGCATTTCCTCGACGAAGATGACGACTTTGCCGATACCGATCTTGAATTTCCGATCTATGACGACGGCTATGCGTCGTCGGCAAGCGCGCTGACGGAAAGCGCGACTTACGATGGCCTGACATCGGAAGCGCTCGTGACGCGCCGCGCGCGGCTCGATCTGCGGCGACAGCGCATGCGCACGCTGCTTTACGAATGGGAATGCCACGTCGCGCACCTGCGCTGCAAGAACGGCTCGCTGGTCGGTCTCGCGCACGACATTCTGGTCGATACCTACGGCACCGGCCGCGTGAAGGCCTTCCAGGTCGACACGGACGGGAACCTGCAGTCGGTCACGATGAACACGAACTTCTCTGACTTGCCGGTGTCTGGATACGACAACCTGTTCGATGTCGAGAACGTGTTCACGCTCGCGGATCTGTTCACGCTCGACGGCCCGAAGATCGGGCTGCAGATCGAGCTGCCGGACGCATCGATCGCGACAATCCCGATCTCCGGTGTTGATGACGCAACCCTGATTGTCGAGGGCACCGTGGCGGCTCCGTCGGGCCTCAAGAAGACTTGCCTTGCGGCGATCGGCCGGCGCGATCGTGAAACACGCCGCGTGATCGTGAGCAAGATCAGTCCGAAGGACGATCTCTATGCAACCCTGCAGGGCTTCGATGAAGCACCTGGCATTTTCGCAGGGCTTTGATCGATGACTGCAACGCGATCATTCCCCGATGAGGTGACAGATCCGGCAGGCATCGCCGGTGACGACTATGCCAGCCGCGTGAAAACCGAAGGTGATGCGTTGTGGAATGGCGTCATCACGCAGGTCGGCAGTGTTGCTGGAACGGCCAATGCGATCACGGGTGTCTCGTCACCGCCGCTGACAGCCGATCCGGCAAACGGGCAGACGTTCCGGCTGACGCCGGGTGCGAACAACACCACAGCCGTCACCATCAACCTCGATGGCCGAGGCGCGATCGCGCTGAAAGATATCGACGGCAGCGCGCTGGTTGCGGATGACATTGTTTCCGGCCGCCCGATCGAATTCCAGCGGCAGGGGGCATCGGGAAACTACCGTCTGACGCAGCCGACACAGCGCGCACTGCTGGCGGCGATGGCGGCTTCGATTGCCGCGTCAACGGAATGGGAACTGCTCGGCAGCAGCAACGATTTCGCGTCAACGCCGGCGCTCACCTACGAAGTGCAGTTTACTGTCGGAGGCTACTCGAAAATCTTGGTGGTGTTCGGCGGTCTGTCGCCTGCGAACAGCAAGCAGATCACGGTCGACCTGCGCAATTCAAGCGCCGCCGTTGTCTCGCTCACGGATGGTGTGAACGGCACGACCAGGCAGACAGGCCAAGCCGAGTTCATCATCGACACCCAATCCGGCACCAAGGTGCATTACGGGCGGCTGATCAGCACACTCAGCTCGCCGCAGATCGATGTCGCCGGTAATGGATCGAGCGCGACCGCACCGGATCGGGTCCGCATCTATTACGGCACAGTCGTCAATTCGAACATGGTGACGGGCAAAGTGCGCGTCTACGGCCTCAAGGTCTAAACGGGACTTCCCTGATGCGGATCGACTTTCAGTTCGCGCAGAATGCGCCGGCGACGTTCCTGCTCGAATTCACGGATTCGAACGGGCAGGCGATCGACTTCACTGGCTCGACATTCAAGATTCAGGTTAAGGCGCGAGACGCCAGCGATGCACCGACCGGATCGTCGCTGCTCACGCTGACGACCGGCTCCGGCATCGACGGTGATTTGGCTGAAGGCGAAGTGCAGCCGACTTTCCCGAAGGAATCCCTGAGCGGACTTCCGGCCGGCGAATATATTTACGATTGTCTTCGTCTCGAAAGCAGCGTGGTGAAAGAGCGGTTGTTCTGGGGGCTGATCGATGTCGCAAGCGGGGTGACTTCGTGACGG